AGGCTTAACGTCCCGCCCGCTTGTGTTAACAATTCGGAGCGGTGCGTTAAGATTAAGACGCGTTTTTGATTCGCTATGATACGGCTTGTGAGGTATGAGAACATTACAGTTTTTCCTGCACCTGTGGGAGCTACTAGGGTTAACCGTTTGTTTCCGTTCGCTATACTTTGCCTTAGCTCCTTAACGGCTTTGGCTTGGTATGGGTATAGGTTAATCAAAATAACGAAGTTTGAGACGTTGCGTAATTAGTTACAAGTATTTCAGTCCTACGTTTTTTTAGGTTTTGTCTTTCGCCTATTATAATAACGTTTAAGTTTCGTTTCTTAGCTTGCTCTAATATAAATGGATGGTCAAACTCTGACATAGCAAACTTACATTTTGTTTCTTCTAAGGTGTTAAAAAGGCTTTCGCTTTGTTCTTCTGTGAAACTGTTTGAGTAGTTGTCCGTTGTTCCTAAATATGGCGGGTCGCAATAAATCAAATATTCGTTTTGATTCCTTATTTGAAAAGATTTTAAAAACTCAACCGCATCTTTGTTATTAAACTGAACGTCATTTATAAATTCAAAACATAAATCTATTTTATTGTAAACGCTGTTTTTAGGGTTTTCCGTCCCGTATTTTATAGATTCACTTCCGTAAATACCAAAATTACTCAAAAATAAAAACCTTAAAGCTTTTTTTATTGGTTCGGTTTCTTCATTCTTTTTCCAATACTCAAGTAAATCAGAATGTATTGGCATCATATAAAAAGCCTTTTCAAGTTCTTCTTTTTGGTTCATTACAACTTGAAACAAATTAAATACATCACTATCTAAATCGTTAACAATATTATACTTTGCTTTAGGCTTATTAAAAAACATACCACCAGCTCCAAAAAACGGTTCGATATAAATCTTATGCGGTGGAAAATGCTTTTGTATTTCTTTAGCTATTTTCTTTTTATTTCCTAATCTTCTTAGTATCATTTTATTTAACTTTGGTTAATGTAATAATACTACTATTACAAGCCGTTTATAACTTATTGATTCTCAACTGTTACAATGTAATAATAGTTTCTTGAAACTTTTATATATATTTATATAGATGAGTTTCATTTACTGCTTTACGATAAGAGACTTTTTGCGTTTTTTTGGCGTTACATTGAAACATATTGACAATCAACCGATTAAAAACCGATCAATTGCCAACAGTTACTAACTACACGCTCTTTTCAATGACGTAATAGCCACCTTTTACATTATTTCCGTCTCGTACCGTCTTTTTCTCAAAACCTAATTTCTTTAAAACCGCTCCAAATTTGTAGACATTTATAGAAATTCGGGTCATACTTCGGTTAGTAATGATGTTAACTATTTCCGTAGTCGATAAAAAAGAACACTTTGCCGAGCCTATTTCGTCCTCCGTCGGTACTTCAAAAAACTGATTGCATAGTTCTTCTTCAGGCGATGGCGTTTGATTGTAGGTAGTACATTCCTTAAGTAGTGCTATATCCTCTTTCGTCAGCATCCATGCGTCGCCCGTTTCTTGCCATTCTCTGTAAAGCTCCATAAATAATTCATCCTTATCTATCTTAGCAATAGCGTCAAAGTCGATCATCTCAATATTAATCGGAATGATACGCCTATTTCCAGTCGGGTCGTTTATAATCTCATCATCGTTAGAAGTCCCAGCAAGTACGGCATAACGTTTTATATCCTCGTTGCGCTTACCGTAAGGCGGTCTTAAATTAAAGAACTGCTTACTAGAAAGGCTTTTTAGTTTCTTTGCATCTTTTTTAGACTTACCGCCGAACTCATCATCAAGTAGTAGTATCTTTTGCGTCATTAGTAACTTATCATCCTTTCCCTCGTCTAGTTCCGTTTCTCCGTAGTATTGCATGAGCGAGTCGGGTAGTAAAGTTCTGAAAAACTTTGTTTTAGAAGTCCCTTGCCCACCCGTAAGCACCAAAATAAGTAACGAGTAAGTCCCGTTCATTGCGCTTATCATTCCTAAGAGCCACTTCTTAAGGTATATCTCTAAATAGTCATCCGCTATGTATTCGCGCCCGTTCAATTCAAATCGTTGCTTATGCTTTATAGCCTTGCAAAGAGCCTTAAAGTTACCGTTTGACTTTCGGTGCTTGTTCCTATCAAAGTACTGCTCAAATGGGTTGTACTTCGGCACGTTCTCACTCCTTACCATAAGCTCAAATCGTTGCTGACTGAGTTTATCCGATACGATTTTAAGCGCGCTTATGTAGAGGTTGTTCCAGTCTCGCTCTTTCATTTCGCGCCCCTCATACTCGTAGTGCATTGTTACTTCGTTATACTTAAGCGGTAAACCCTCTATAAACGTTTCTAAGTCGGTTAGAACATCGCCCGTATTTTGGTTTAATTCGTTCGGACTTAGTTCTAAAACTTGATCGGAAACCTCTCTAATAGATACTTCGTCATATCCTTTCTGATCGACTAGAAACTTTTCCGCATCTGCAACGGCATTTTCTTTGGTCGCAGCTCCGCCGTTCGTTCCTACTGCTTTGACCCTTTGCTTTACCACCGCCTCAATTTCGCGCGTCTTTGGTGTTTTGATCTCGACGCCTGACTGCTTTGCTAGAAATAAAAGCGTTCCGATTGATACGTCATTATATTCACGCTTACTTACCGCTGCATACATATCATCACAAGCCTTTGCATCGTACTTGCTCGAGTTTTGGCTCACTAGATGAAACAAGTCGCGCCCTTTCGTGCCGCCGTAGTGATTAGCTAAAGCCATAGCGCAACGTATCCAGTCGCTATAATCGTGGCAAATGTCGTAACCTTTTTGCGCGATCTGTTCCCAAACATGGTCTAAGTCCTCGCTTGTGTGAATATAAGCGGAGCGGTTAGGATTCGGCTTTTCGTTTTTCTTTAAGTAGGTTTTGAAAGTTTTACTACGTGCGTTCCTGAATAAGTCAGGGTCGTAACTAACGAAACGAAAGCGGCTTACGTCCTTGCAGCTTTTATCTATTACCACGCCGTATTCATTAGCGAAATACTTTTCAAGCCCTAAGAAAGCGTCTTTGTGTCGTTTCGGGTCGATCTTAATATACACCACCATACCGCCGTTACCGCTAGCGCTTTCGTGAACGGCATGGGTATAACTGTCTTGCATTAATCGTATGCGTACCGTATTGAGGTTTAACCCCTCTATTTGGTCTTGTTGGTCTATATCAATAGCGATCACGCCGCTAGGTTCTTTTACGGCGTTTGCTGCTCGTTTCGTGAACGTTCCGCAAGGTGTCACGCCGCGTAATTGCGTCTTTTGAATCTTTTTAGTACGATAAGCTAAGACTTCATCTTGCCAGTAACCGTCTTTGATATGGTCAAAGTACGTGTCTAGGTCTAAATCTTTTTCAGGTATCCGACTAGGGGCAAACTTTGTCGGGTCTGCCTTAGTCGGGAATCCTTTCGGGAATAGTGAAATACTAGGCATGGCGCGCCCATTTACCGTCCTTAAAAATTTGAGCGTTTCTAGGCATAGCTCCATCCGACCACAACTCTGAATCGCTGTTACTTATGTTTTTAAAATCTTCGAGGTCTCTAAGTTCCTTAACTGTTCCTGAATACAAGCAAACCACTTCATCCCCAACCTTATAACGTCTTTGAGCCTCTTTAATTAAAGCCGTTTTAACTTCGTCGTCGGTTGCGATTCTAGCCGTTTCAAAAGCTGTTTCATTAAATTTCATGACTTCTCTGTAATCATTTTGATCTTGAAAACCGTAACCGTAATGTCCAAACGCTTTTTTTGAGTTATCCACACCTTGATAATAAAATAAGTACATATTAAATACATACCATTTCCCAACCTTAAGCCCATAACAAGCCGTTACCGTTTCAGGCTCGACTACTTCTAGTTCTCTAGTGATGAAGTCTAACGCTTTTTTAAGGTCGCTTTGTTTCGTTTCGCCTTGTTTCTTGCCCGCTCGTGCTAGATATTTAACTGCTGAACCTAGATTAAAATTCAGTTCGTACTTATTATTAAAGTCTATTACATCGGGGCGATTTCCGTAGTGTCGCATAATTCTCTGTATTTTTTATTAATTTCGATTAAAAAGGGGTTGTCAGGATGAACCGAGCCGCTCGATATGAGCCGCTCGATCTGTTCCTTTTGTTGGTTTACTTTAGAATAAAGGGTCTGCATCTATTTCGTTTTGCGTTGTTGCTCCTGTTTCCGTTGCCGCTCCGACCTTGTCAATTCTCCACCCTTGAATTGAGTTGAAGTATTTAACCTCGCCTTGTGGGTTCGTCCATTCGCGACCTCTTAAATTGATTCCGATTTTAACCGTATCGCCTGTATTGAACGCGTCTAATAGTGACGTTTTGTCTTGTACGAACTCAACGCCTAGAATTTGCGGGTATTGTTCCTCTGTTTCAACTGCTATAAGTCGCTTTTGAAATCCATTGTTTCCGACTGTTTCGGTCTGTCCTACGTGTTTTACTTTTCCTTGTACTTCCATTTGTTAAAATTTAGTTGTTATTAATTCTTCTAACTGTTTTACTTTTTCGTTCAAATCTAATACCTTTTTACAAGGTTTTAACGACTCATTCATGTATTTATTTAATGCTTGTGATAATTTAGGAAAATACCATATATCTGTTGATATTATTTCCTTTCCAGTCTTTTCGCTTTTAACACCAGTCTTTTGCTCTCGCTTTAAAACATAGTTATATTTCTCTGAACGTAAAGTAAATTCAGAATCTAAGTTTAGTACTTCCATTTGTTTACTTGTTTATTAATTGTTTTAAATATTCATTACACTCGTTTACTCTCTCTTTGATCTTTTCTATTGCAGCCTCATCATAAGCAACGTCGAACGCTTTTACTTTCTTTTCGTTCGGTACGTCTGCATATTCAGGATGCTCATAATCCGTTTCGGTTAGGCAATATACAACTTTTCCTTGAGTTTTCCCAGTAAGCCACATATAACCTTGTAACTGCCAGTAATAATCTTTATTCGGTAATTCCGACTCGAACAAAGGAAAACTAAAAGCATCCCAACTACATTTAACATCGATTATCATTTCAGGTAGAACAAGGTCGGGCGTTCCATGAATGTAATCATTTTCAAACCATTCGTCATTCTTAAGTAGCATCGGTTCGTTTAAAGCCGTTGCGGTCATGTCAATAGCTATCCCCTCGTTTGTATTTCCTTTATCGGTGTACTTGCTTGTGAACTCTTTTCTAACGCCGTAAATTTGTTCTTTGAGCCATTCCTGAACGAAACTCTCGCCCGTCTTTCCTAAGCCACGAACACCCATAATTTTACCTATCGCGCTGGCTCTGCATCTAAATTTATAATTTTGCTCTGACATCGTAATTCTTTTTAAGTTGTTCTAATGTAATCGACCCCGCTTTTAAAGCCGCTTTAGCTTGTTCAAACTTCGGGTGCTTTTCGTCTAGTATCGGAAGTGACGGCAATTCGTTTGCGATTCTTAACGCGTCGTGCATAGCTCCAAACGCTTTAACTTTTTGGGTTATGATTCTAACCTTTGCGCCTTTCCACTTATCAATGTCGGGACTGCCTAAAAGTTGTGTTATCTTTTTGCGGTTGGTACTATTTAATATCATCGGTTTAATACCGTCCTGAAAGTAAGCAACCACACAAGGCGACTTTTTACCGTTTTGATCGGGTACATCTTCCCGTTTTACTTCTTTGATTGTTGCGTCTAAATGATCGATACCGAAAAGGCTATAACCTCCTAAGTATGGTCTGTCCGCTAATTGCTCGACGTGCGTTCCCATTGTTGTTTCTTTTTTCTGTTGTACTTTACTGATTTCAAATATAAGTCAATTCTAGGCAAAAACTCTTTTAGTTCTTTACTTTCTAACTCCGTTAACATTTCAATAGCCACTTGCATATCTACATTTGACTGCTTAACTACGGTCATAGGTTCGATCAAACCCAGCTTAATACTTAAGTCTCTATAACACTTTCTAACCGCTCGCTTATCTCTATAATAACCGTCAAACTTCTTAATAGAGTTTATTACGGTTGCGTGAGTTCTCCCTAAACTTTCAGCTATCTCTTGAACGCTAAAACCATAATCTATATGCATGATCTTGCAAAATATCGTTCTAGCTAGTAGAAATTTTGTTGACTGTCCTTTATCGTGCAAACTAACTTTAAAATAGTTTTCGATGTAATCCTTAACTTGCATTACCTCCATGACTTACCGACTTTAACTGTTATCGTTCCGTTTGCGTTACGTTCTTGTATCGTAGTAATCCCACTACCGAGCTTTACTACTTTTGTTTTTTCTGATTGTTTCATACGCAAATGTAAACAAAAAAAACTATACGAACCTAATAACTGCGCAATTTTTTTCTAAAGCTCCATAGGAACGTTAAAAGAAGTATGACCGCCAATAGTTACACCGCAACCGATAGCGGGCTTTTTACCTCGTTTCGCATAAGCTAAAGCATAGGCGTCATGGTCGATTCCGCAACCAATTTGCTTTCCGAATATCTTGAAGTTAGCACCTACGAACCAATCCACGTACATTTGAGTATGTAAATGCCCCTGAACGGTTGACATCATATCTGCTTTACATTTGGTTCGTGCCGTTCCCGCCTCGCCATGAATGTACTGGACATTATTGTAAACGATACGATCTGTAAAGTTCCAATTAGGCGTTTCTAATACTTCCGCAAACGGCTTAATCCAACGTTTAGGAATACCGCCCGTAAACGCTTTACGGCGTATTATTCTGTCGTGATTACCTATTAACACGTCAGCGTTAGGAAAAGCTTTGTAATAGCGTCCTAATCGCTTTATGGCCAAGTCTAACTCATCGCCGCCACCCATTCCGTCGGGGTCTGTTTCGTGATAGCTTGAATAATGGCTATCTATTACGTCGCCAATAAATACAACTTGATTACAATTATAGTTTTGATAGATCGCAATGCAATGATCTAAATATGCGTCTAAATCAAACGGGCAATGCAAATCTCCTATTTCTAAAATTCTGCTTTCAGGCTTGGTAATATTTAGATGAGCCGCTAACTTGCCGCCGCTTAATCTAGGTCTAATTTGTTCTCGCATCCGTTTTCGTCTTTAGGTATGAAATTAAAATAAGTTTGATATTGACCGTTTGGGGTCGCTGTGAATCGGTAGCAACTTAACCGCGCTTTGCAAATAGTTGAGCGGCACTTGTCTAGTTTGTGCATGTATTCCGTTTTTTAAAGATAAGCATATTCTCCTAAATCCATAGAGGCTTTAAAACTTTTTGTATCTTCATAATTAATGTTAATATCTTTATTCTCTATATAGATCAAAAAAGGAATGTCATCTACATAATATATCTTTTCGTTTAAATGAGTGTAGTGCTCACATCTACAACGAGACTTTATAAAAACCTCTATTTCTTTACTGTTATTAAACTCAAAACCTTTTAATCTTAAACCCTCTGTGAAAAGTTTATTTAATTCCAAAATATATTGATCTATTAGTTTTTTGGTAATTGTCTCCATAGTATTCCGTTTTTAGTGTATAAATTAGACTTATTACGCATTAGTGTAATAAAAACCCTATCCGCAATTAAGCAGATAGGGAAAAATTAACCAATCAATAATAAAAAACATGTTACGAATATACTACAACTTTTTAAATAAAACAAGTAAAATCCCTAAACCTATGAAAATATATAGAATTGTGATGGGCTGGAATGATGTTTCTTTACTGTTTTCCTTAAGTTTTGAGTTGTCCGTAATAGTGCGAATTTCCTCTTTAAGCTCGTTAATTTCGGAGCTAATACATTCTATTGTCTTGTTTCCGTCGCTATCGTAAGTAACTCTAGCCTCTGTACGGTTCACGTAGTTGGTTTTAACGATAGTTGTATCTTTATAGGTAATCTTAGGCACTTGCAGCCTTAAAGTGTCCCCAGCGCGCTTAGTTTGCGTCTTTATCGTTTCCGTAGCCGTTACGTCTCGCTTTTCTTTTGCGCTTTGTTTCAATACGTCGCAGCTCGTTAAGAGAAGAAACAGCGCGCACCATTTGCTTATATTTCGCATGATAGAAAGTCATTTAAAACCTGAGCGATATAATTTGGACTCATAGCCTTTTCGCAATCGTTTTTATTACTGCCAAAGAACGGCTCCCATAATACCGTAGGTGCATCCGTATAAACAACAGAACCAAAACCTCTATCGCTTTTGCTCTGCAGCGGCTTAATACCTCTATTTCTTGTACCTAGCCACGCAACAGTATGATCGTTTAACTTTTGCGCTAATTCCTTACCTTTTCGGCTCGAATGAAAATAAAATGTTTCCGTCCCGTTTGCGCTTGCCGTTGCTGAATTGAAATGCAGCGATATAACAAAATCAACCCTAACGCGGTTTATTTCTCGAGCCGTTGCGCTTAGTCTAGCATGATACCCTTTAATACTTGGATTGTGTCTAAATATAAAGTAGTCGTGCTTAGTATGCATTTGCTTAAAATGCTCTACCATTTCGTTATAGAAAGCCCATTCGCTTACGTTCAAGTGTGGAGATTCCGCCCCTTGTGCGTTCTCATGGTGTCCGATCATTAATGCTATTCTCATTGTTCTTCGTTTTTGTTGTTATACTTGTTTTTAAAAGTAATGATAAGCCAT